GGCAAGGATATGTGGGTCGATGGGCCCGAGCCGGTTGAAGTCAACGGCAAGCTGCAGCGGCCGATGTCGCGTACTTTCATTCCAGCGCGTCTTTCGGATAACCCGTTTCTTGCCAAAACCGGCTATGCGGCGCAGCTCGATGCGCTTCCAGAACCATTACGCTCCGCGATCCGCGACGGCAATTTCATGGCCGCTAGGCAGGATCAGGCTGACCAGCTCATACCGACCGAATGGGTGCGCCGCGCACAGGCCCGCTGGCAGGCACTGCCGCCCTACGGGGTGCCGATGTGTGCCATCGGCGTGGATGCCGCGCGGCAGAAGGATAAAACGGTACTGGCGCGGCGTCACGATGGCTGGTATGCGCCGCTGATTGCGGTGCCCGGATCGGAGACCCCGCACGGCACTGATGTCGCCGCACTGGTGGTCAAGCACCGCCGCCATGATGCGGTGGTGATTTTCGACTGTGGCGAGACAAACGGTGCACAAGCCTATGCGCACTGCAAGGAAAACGGCATCGAGGTACGCCGTCACATCGGCATGGACTCAAGTGCATCGAGGACTGCAGAGCGTCAGCTCGGGTTTTTCAATAAACGCTCTGAGGTGTTGTGGAAATTCCGCGAGGCGCTCGATCCGGGGCAGGACGGTGGCTCACCGATTGCACTGCCGGATGATACTGAGCTGCTGTCCGATCTGACCGCACCGCGCTGGAGCCTGACGCCAAACGGTATCAAGGCCACCAATAAGGACGAAGTGATCAAGATGCTCGGGCGCTCACCTGACAAGGGCGATGCGGTGGTCATGGCGTGGGTGGCAGGGCCCAAGGCAAGCACTCATCTGCAGGAATGGCGGCCCGATCAGCGAGTTGGTAAGATTCCGTTCCACAAAAAGTATCCGTCTGTCAATATGGGACCAAGGAGAAGGCGATGAGTGGGCTGAAAAACACCTTTCACAGGGTTATGAATACAGTCAGGGGCCGCGGCTATAAGACTGGCGGCGAGCGCGTGGAGCTGCGCGCGCTGCGCTCAAAGGAGGCCATGGACAAGATATTCGGTGAGCCTCAACTGCCGGATGAGGAGGCACTACGGCTCACCGCCAAACGCAAGCAGGCCAAACGGCTCGGCTCGCGGGTTGAAACGGTGCTCACGGATCAACTGGGTGGGCAGCGTCAAGGACTGGCATGAGGCCACAAGAGCTGGTTGAGCGGGCGGTGGCACTGTTTAACGTGCGCAAGGCGATCACCACCCTGTGGCAGGAAATCTCCGAGCATTTTTACCCGCAGCGCGCTGATTTCACGCTCACCCGCTACATTGGTGAGGAGTTTGCCGAGCAGCTCTTTTCGAGTTATCCGCTGATCGTGCATCGCGAGCTGTCGAATGCCTTCGCCGCCATGCTCAGGCCGCGGCGCAAGAACTGGTTCGGCATTACCGTTGACGACGAGGACAAGCTCACCAAGTCCTCGAAAGAATGGCTGGAGTGGGCCACCAAGCGCATGAAATTCGCCATGTATGATCGCAAGGCGCATTTCATCCGTGCAACCAGTGAGGGCGATGCCGATTTTGCCGCCTTCGGCCAGTGCTGCATCACCCGCGAGATCAACTGGGATGCCGAGCAGCCGCACCTGCTGTACCGCTGCTGGCATCTGCGCGATGTGGCCTGGGACGAAATGGCCGATGGCTCGGTCGGTGAAATCTACATCAAGTGGAAACCGACCATCAAGCAGCTCAAGCAGCAATTCGGTGAGGACGCGCTGCATCCGACCATGCGCAACAAGAAACCCGATTACGTCACCGATACCTACGTCAGCCCGCAATTCATGCGGGCCGCAATCTCCACCGATGTCTACCAGGGCCAGACCGGTCAGGGCAAGGGCTATCCGTGGGTGCTGGTGTACATGGATGTGATGAACAAGCACATTATTCATGAGCAGGGCACTTTTTCTCATGGCATCATTTTACCGAGATGGCAGACCGTATCCGGCTCACAGTATGCGTATTCCCCCGCAACTGTGGCTGGACTGCCGGATGCGCGTCTGTTACAGGCGATGACCCTGACCTTGCTCGAGGCCGGCGAAATGTCGGTCAGGCCGCCGATGGTGGCCACTCAGGATGTGATTCGCTCCGACATTCAACTGTATGCCGGCGGCATCACCTGGGCCGACGCCGAATACGATGAGCGCAAGGGCGAGGTTTTGCGGCCGATCACTCAGGATCGCCGCGGCCTGCCGATGGGCTACGAGGTCCATTCGCAGCAACATGAACTGCTGGCTGCCGCTTTTTATCTCAACAAGCTGACGCTGCCGCCGCCGACTTCCGATATGACCGCATTCGAGGTCGGTCAGCGGGTCGAGGAGTACGTGCGCGCAGCACTGCCGCTGTTCGAGCCGATGGAGCACGAATACAACGGCGCGCTGTGCGAGGACACGTTTGATTCCTTGCTGCGTTCCGGGCACTTCGGCGCGGTGACCGATATTCCGCGTGAGCTGCAGGGCAGGGATGTGCATTTTCGCTTTATCAGTCCGCTGCATGAGGCCATCGAGCGCAAGAATGCGTCCGAATTCCTCGAATCAGCCGATCTCATTGAGCGCGCCATGGCGCTTGATCCGACCGCTGGTGCGGTGATGGATGTAAGCTCGTCTCTGCGCGCTGCGATTGAAGGCGTGGGACTGGAGCAGCGCCACATTCGCTCCGATGAGGAGGCCAAGCAGATCATCGCTCGGGCACAGGCCATACAAGAGGCACAACAGGAGGCCGAGCTGGCTGCCACTGCCGGCGATGCGGCGCAGAAATTCTCAGCAGCCGAGGCTGCGAGGGCTGGTGCTGGTGGCGAACTGATTTGAGATGGCACTCCAGGACCGAATAGAGGAATGTTTACCGCACAAGGACCCGCTGCAAAGACCCGATTACATCGAGGCCGAAGTGCAGGCGCTCAGGGCCATCCATCGAGGCGAGGCCGATGCCCGCCAGCAGCGCATGGCACTGGATTTCCTGATGCGCGCCTTCGGCACTCACGATATTTCATTCCGGCCGGCAGGCGAACACCTGACGGCTTTCGCAGAAGGCAAGCGATTTTGCGGAACTACGATAGTATGGATGCTCAAGGCGGCCCCGGTCAGGACTGACCCAGACAAAATAGCAAGCAGAAAGGTAGATGAACATGGCAGCAAACGCCCCAAACCCAAGCGCACCCAGTCCAAGCGCACCCGCTCCAAGCGATCCCCCGGCCAGCATAATAACTGATCCCGGCCACGCGGACTGGCGCGAATCGATGGCCGGCGACAACGTCGAGCGGCTCGAGTCACTGCAGGCATTCGAGACTCAGGACAAATTTTTCGAGCATTACGATGGCATGGTCAATCGTAACTGGCGCGATGAGTACGCCGGCGATGACGACAAATTCAAGTCAACGCTGGAGCGCTTTAGCTCGCCTGCCGACATGGGCACTGCCTATCGTGAGGCACAGGGCTTGATCCGCGGTGGGCAGGGCAGGACACCACCGGCCGAGGGCGCCAGCGAGGATGATGTGAAGGCCTTCCGCGAGGCCAATGGCATCCCGCTGGAAGCAGCCGGCTACATGGACAACCTGCCTGATGGGCTGATTGTCGGTGAGGAGGATCGCGAGCTGATGGGCGATTTCATGGGGGTGCTGCATTCCATGAACGTCGATCCCAAGGTCGGCCATGCGGTGATCGACTGGTACAACAAATTTGCCGAGCGCTCGCAGGACGACCTGGCCGAGGCTGATTCGATCCACCATCAGGAAACCGAGGACCAGCTCAGGCAGTCATGGGGCGGCGATTACCGCGCCAACATCAATCTGGTTGGCTCCCTGCTCGAATCGACATTCGGCAAGGAGTACAAGCAAGTGATACTCAATGCCCGCGATCCCGAGGGCCGTGCGATCATGAACATACCCGGCGTCCTCGAGGGCCTTGCCGAGCTGTCGCGCAAAGTCAATCCGGTGGCGCAGCTTACACCGGCGGGGGGCGATCCGGCGCAGACCTTGAATGACGAGATTCAGGAAATAGAAAAATATATGAGGGATGAGCGCAAGGCGTACAATAATGACGAGCCGGCACAGGCGCGGCTCAGACAGTTGTATGATATTCGCACCAAGCATGAGGCCCAATAAGGAGCAAAGCGATGAGTTCTCTGATCAAATCGATAAAGATGGCCGGCGGCATGGCCGATACCGCCCGTGCAGCACTGCCTGGGGCTCAGCCGGGTGTGAACCCATCACAGGTGCCAGCGATCCCGGCTTTGCCTGATGGCACTGCCGAGGGCCGGCGGCGGCGTGGGCGCCGCGGTGTTGGTGGAGCGGCCGCAAACACAGTGCTGACCAATGCCTGACTGATGGCCGAGACATCTTTTCAAACGCATTACCGAGGGAGTAGGAAAATGCCATATCACGGAAGTTCGCACGGCAGTTCACACGGCAGCTCACACGGCGGCATGTACGACAAGGGCATCAAGGAGGGCATGAGTGGTGGCCACTCGCAATCGGTGAAGGCCATGTATTCAGGCAGCGCGCCACAGGGCGATAAATTCGTCTCCAGCATCGGCAGCTATAAGTTTCAGGTGGTCAAGGATGCCGGCATGGGCTACAGCTACTCAAACACTGCTGGTCGCGTGGCCTCGAGCCCGATGATGGGTAAATCAGCTCAGCGGTCGTGGCGCAGCTCAGGCTCCAGATCACGGGCTAACCGCTCCGAGTCCGGTGGCATGTATTCCTGATGCCATTCAAGAAGGCCAAGGGCGGCGGCTACAAGTCACCATCAGGCCGCAAGTTCACACGCAAACAGGTGGCCATGTATTACGCCACGGGCGGTTTCAAGAAACGTAAGGCCTCGACTGGCGGCACCAAGCATGTGATCGCACAAAGCGGCGGCACCGGCGGTCAAACCGGCGGCATGTGAAAAAACTTGCCATCGATCTGCACATCGATTAGATTCGCCCTACCACAGGCCAGCTAACCTCGTAAGAGCCCTGGCCGCCCGACCGGCCCCTGCCGGCACTGCCATCAGCCCCTTCGGGCTAACCTGATGGCCGCCAGACAGGCCAACCCGATTTAGTGGATACGGATTTTCCATCAAATTGGAGGATAGCCTTATGGCTGAAACAGCCTTTCAAATTCAATACCGGCAAGAGTTCATTGCAGGTTTTGAGCAGCTCCAGTCGCTCCTGCGTGATTGCGTCACCACCGAAGCAGTCATCAAGGGCAATCAAGCGACGTTTCTGGTAGCTGATTCCGGCGGCGCAACCGCCAAGACCCGCGGCGTGAATGGTCTGATTCCAGCCCGCGGCGACAATCTCTCACAGCCCGTAGCGACCTTGGTCGAATGGCATGACCTTGTTCGCAAAACGGATTTCAATATCTTCGCCTCGCAGGGCAACCAGCGAGCGATCATGCAGCAGACCTGTATGGGTGTCATCAATCGTAAAATCGATCAGGACATCATCGGAGAATTGAATACCGGCACGGTCAACACCGGCCTCGCGGTAACCGCGGATCTGGGCCTGACCCTGCGGGCGAAAACCATCCTCGGCAACGCCGATGTACCGTGGGATTCCAACATCTGCATGTTGGTGACGCCAGCTTATGAGGCGTTCATGATGCAGGTGCGGGAATTTTCATCTCGCGAATACATCGATGGCGGCCCCATGCGCAACGCTGATCCGGCGTGGCGTGACCGGCCCATAGCCTACTTCTGGCTGAATATGTTGTGGGTCGTGCATCCGAATCTTCCGGGTGCTGGCACCAACGCCGAGAAATGTTTCTGCTTCCACAAGTCAGCGATTGGCCATGCGTATAACGCTGACAATCTGGAAGCTCGGGCGGGCTACGATGAGGAGCAGGATTACTCATGGGCCCGGTGTTCCATTTACATGGGCTCACAAGTCCTCCAGAATAGTGGCATTGTGGTTATCAATCACGATGGCTCGAGTCTGGCGGCCGCATAAGGGAGAGTAGAAATGGCTTATGACACAAAATCTCTGAACGTCTGCCTTCCGCGGCTCGGTGAGGGTGAGAATCTGGCTGACGCTGGTTTCACTTCCGCAACCTGGGACTATCGCTCTGCCGACAACTTTGCCACGGTGATCGCGGCCGGTTACATCAATGACGCTGGAGACAAGGGCCTGCGGGTCAATGACAAAGTCTGCGTGATCGATGACGCCACGCCGCTCGCTGAATGGGCATTGGTCACAGTAGTTGATTTCTCGACCAATCCCGATGGCGATGCAACGCTGATCGCATTCAGCTAATTGGCATAAGGATCTCGCTTAGGCGACAATGCGAGGGCAGGCTCATCTGGGCCTGCCCTTTCTTTGTTTGGAGAACCTAAATGGCCGCGACAGCAGCAGCAACCAAGAAAAAGACAGGCTCGAAAGCCAAGCCGGCAGTTACGCCGGATGCCAAGGCGGCAGCTACGCCGGCGGGCGAAGTGCAGTCTCAAGTCATCAGCCCAGAGCTGGAGAAAATACCGGAAGTCAAGGACGCGCCGGCCACTGATACCGTAAAGAAAAATCCACTACTCGACAAACCACTCGAAAAAAAGGCCAAGTCAATTACCGCGGCCCGCTTTGGCCTGCTGGAGCAGGCCCGCAATTCGTGGCTGGTGAATGTCGATATGGACACTACACCCGAGCAATGCCTCGATGGCTCATTCTGGGAGCACGTTGCCAAGCTGATTCAGCCCGGTGATAACATTCATGTGCTGCCAGATGATATGTCGTGGGAGCTGGTGCTGCACGTAGCAGGGCAAGAGCCACTGTTCGTGCATGTGGTACAAAAGTCCTTTTTCAAATTGGTCCCGGCCACAGCTCCAACCATCGTGCCATCGAGATACACGGTCCAATTTGCAGGCGCGCACCACAAGTGGCGCGTCCTGCGGGACGGCAATCCACTCAAAGAAAATTTCGCGACTGCTGATCTTGCTCGGCGTTATGCCGCCAATCACCAAGCGGCGGTTGAAAGGTAGCCGATCAAGGACTGAACACAGGCGCAGGGATGCGCCGGCCTGGAGGGCGACATGACGGATAAGTTATCGATTTACAACGGCGCGCTTAACGTCATTGGTGAGCGCCGGCTGGCGAACCTGACCGAGAATCGTGAGACGCGGTTCAAGCTCGATGACATTTTCGACAACGATTTTCTCAAGCGGGTGTTGCAGATGGGGCAGTGGAATTTCGCCGCCCGCTCGGCAAAGATCCCGGCCTCGACCACCATCACGCCGGCCTTTGGCTATGAATTCGCGTTCCCCAAGCCCGATGATTTCGTGCGCACCATGCGCATCGCGTTTGACGATTTTTTCAAGCAACCGATCACCCAGTACATTGACGAGGCTGGATTCTGGTTTTCAAATGATGACCAGATTTTCGTGCAGTACGTGTCCAGCGATATTCAGTTCGGCGGTGACTTCTCGCTGTGGCCCTTCAATTTCACCGAGATGGTCGAGCACTATCTGGCCTACAAGGTGGCGCCACGGCTGGTCGGACTGGATCTCAGTGACACGGTATTGCTGTCGAAGTGGAAACTGGCGCTGCGGGAAGCCAAGGCGGTCGATGGCATGGAGGCGCCGGCGAGGTTTGCACCGCAAGGCGCATGGGCCAGCTCACGGCAAGGCTTCCGTTCTGGTGAGCGGGGCAAACGTACTCAACTGATAGGCTGATCTGATGGCTATGCAGGATAAGCGACTGCTGGCCTTCAACCGGGGCGTGGTCTCGAAAATAGGCTTAGCAAGGATCGATCTGGACCGCATTGGCATGTCGGCCGAGATTCAGTCGAATTGGGTGCCGCGGGTGTTAGGCTCGATGATGCTCAGGCCGGGGTTCGGCTACATCGATAACGTCAGCTCTGACGCCAATTTTCACCGCAACCTGCCTTTTACCTTCGGCGTCGATGACACGGTGCTGATCGAGATGGGCAATGGCAGTATCCGCTTCCGCGTGGATGATGAGCTGATCGTCAAGCCATCAGTCACGGCGGTCATTAGCAATGCTCTTTTCGATACTATCGTGCCCGCTGGTGACTGGATCGATGGCTCAGGCGGTGGTGGTACCGCGTCGTGGGATGCCAGCGGCAAGGCACTGGTCAAGGGCGACGGCTCGGACTTCGGCATTTTGCGCCAGACGGTGGTGGTCAACGATCCCGGCGTCGAGCATTTCGTCAATATCAATGTCGATGTCGGCCCGGTCAGGTTTAAGATCGGCTCTCTGGTAGGCCTCGATGATTACGTGCAGGAGACACGGCTCGGGCAGGGCCAGAATTTCCTTGCCTTTACGCCATCAGCCGGCAATTTCGTGGTCGAGATCGCCAATGAGCGGGAATTCTTTGCGCAGATCGATCTGTGTCAGGTCGCCCCTCCTGGCCCCCTGCTACTGGTGACGGCGTACACTTCTGCCGATCTGCCGCTGCTGCGGTGGTCGCAGTCAGGCGATGTGATCTACATTGCCGGCGGCGCTTTCGGGGAAAATATGTTTAAGCTCGAGCGCCGCGGCACTGGACGCTCATGGAGTTTTGTGCTGTACCTGTCTGAGGATGGGCCATTCAGGAACCTGAATGTCACCGGCGTCACCATCGCGCCAAGCGATCTCAACGGCAATATCACACTGACCGCCAGTGAGGGGATTTTCAGAGTCGAGCATGTCACCGGCCGCTCGCTGTGGCGCATTGCCTCGGCGGGGCAGATCGTCAGTGCGTCGGCCAGCGCGGATACCGGGGTATTCACTGATGAGATTAGGGTGGTTGGCAACGGCGATGCGCGGATATTCAGTATCTTTATCGAGGGCATATTCGTGGCCACGGTCACGCTGCAGTTTGCGTTCACTGACACCGGCCCGTGGAATGATCAGGGCACCACGTTTACCGCACCGACCTCGGAGACCTTCAACGATCTGCAGGATGGCTCGATCATTTTCTATCGCCTGATCGTCAAGGTCGGTGATTTCACATCCGGCACTGTTGACATGACGCTGGACTATCAGGGCGGCTCGATTGAGGGCATTGCAAGGGCAAACGGCTTCCAAAGCCCTACGGTGCTCGATGCCATCGTGTTGAAGGATTTCGGATCGAAAACTGCCTCGCGTGACTGGGAGGAGGGCGAGTGGTCAGATTTCCGCGGCTTCCCCAGTGCTGTCGATCTGTATGAGGCGCGCCTGTTCTGGGCCGGCAATGACAAAATCTGGGGCTCTATCGTGGATGCTTTCGAGAGCTTCGATTCCAATTTCGTGGGCGATGCAGGTACCATTTCGCGCTCGGTCGGCTTTGGCCCGATCCGTGTGATCCACTGGCTCAAGAGCCTTGGCCGGCTGATGTTCGGCACTTCCGAGAATTCAGCACAGATCGATGCCGCCAAGATGGATGGCAACAGCGTCCTCGGGGCCCGCTCGAATACCTTCGATGAGCCTCTGACGCCATTCAATTTCAACATCAAAACCGCCTATTCGAGGGCGGTGTTCGTGGATCGCACCGAGCAACGCCTGTATGAGCTGCTCTACGATTTCGAGCAGCAGGACTATGGCTCGCTGGATCTGAGCGTGTTCGCGCCTGATTTCAACGAGGTCGGCATCACCCAGATCGCGGTGCAGATGAAACCCGACATCCGGGTGCATTGCGTCAGGACTGATGGCACCGTGGGCATGCTGGTGTATGACCGGCTGGAGAATGTGATCGCCTGGGTCGAGATCAATTCACCCGGCGCCGATGGTTTTATCGAGGATGTGGCGGTACTTCCGGGTAAGGTCGAGGATCAGGTTTACTACATCGTCAAGCGCACCATCAATGGCGGCACCGAGCGGCATATCGTGAAGTGGGCGCTGGAGAGTGAGGCGCGTGGCGACACTGTCAGCAAGATCGCGGATTCGTTTTTTGTTTACAGCGGGGCGCCGACATCTCTGCCATTCCAAGGGGAAATGTCGCCGCTGCTTGGCGAGACGGTGGTGGTGTGGGCTGATGGCGTGGATATCGGCACTTTCGTTGTCACCGCACCGGGCCATCTGGACATCACGCCGGTTGTAGCCAGCGATGTGGTTGCCGGCCTCGGTTATACGGCGCAGTTCAAGTCTGCAAAACTGGGCGAGCTGCAGGGCATCGGCTTACTCGAGCGCAAGAAGGTCACGCGACTGGGGTTCATTGCCAAGTGGCTGCATTTCCAAGGGTTGAGGTACGGCCCGACATTGCCCGCGCAGTACGATCTGCCGCTGGTGGAGGGTGGCGAGGATCAGGCGGCAAACACGATCCATGAGGATTATCATGAGGACGATTTCGCCTTTGGCGGCGATTGGAATACGGATTCAAGGATATGCTTGGAAGCAGCAGCGCCGAGGCCAGCTACGGTATTGGCAGCCTTGGCGATCATGGAGTCAGTCGAGAGACGCAGCAACCGCCAAAGATAGTCACCCGGCAGGCCACGCAGGACGATCTCGAAAGCTATTATGGCGGCCCGCCAGAGGGCTCCATGCGGTGCATTGTCGCCTTTGTGGACGGCCAACTGTCAGGGGTGATAGGCGTGGTACGCGAGCGGGAATACGGCAAGTTTTTCTGTGATTTCAAGCCTGAGTTGCAGCCGCACCTGCGATCAATCACTATAATGCGCGCAATCAAGGCCTCCTTAAGATTTGCAGACCAGTACCAAGGTCCGGTGATTGCCGTTGCGGACCACGCGGAAAGCTGTCGGATACTGCACCGGCTTGGGTTCACGCATTTACATGGAGCGTATTACGGATGGCTAAATTAGCGGTGATGGCAGTGATGGCCATTGGCCAGCTTTACAAAGGTGCGCAGCAGAAAAAGCTCAAGGACCGTGAAGCCGACGCCTATCGTGTGGCCGCTGATCGTCGCATGGCAGCAGCGACCCGTGAGCTGGCCGCGGAAAAACGCGAGAAGGAATTCATGTATTCCCGAGCGCTGGCGGTGGCCGGCGCCCAGACAGGCAGAACCTCCGATCCGGGCATCACCACGCTGCTTGCTGATCTCAACGCCGAGGGCGAGTACCGCATGCTGTCGGTGTTGTGGGCTGGCCAGAATGAGGCCGAGGGCCTGATATTCCGGGCCGAGGCAGCGCGTCGAGAAGGCCGCGCTGCCAAGGACGCCAGCTATATCAACGCCATCACCAGTGCGGTGTCAGGCTATTACGGCATGGGTGGTGGCTCGCCATTTGGTGGTTTCGGTCAGTCCGAGCAAATGAAACGCGGCCTGCTGGCCGCCAAGACCAGCAAACTCAAAATCCCGCAATATAATCTTCCCGAAGGCTACACATAGGGTTTCTGATGGCAAGCATTCCGAAGGTCCTCGACTACGGCGCGCGCCCATCACTGCGCACTGGTCGGGTTGATATTCCGGGTCAGGGCGAGCTGGCGGTGGCCGATTCGATAGCGGTAGCTGCCGATACATTCGGCCGCATGATGGTTCAGCACAAGGTCAAAGAGGACGCATTCAATTACTCGATGGCCAAGCAGGAGTATCTGACTGCTGATCTGGCGCAGCGTGAGAAACTCAAGGATGACCGGGATTACGAGACTTACGATGACCGCTACCGCACCGGTCTGCTCGAGGACCGTGATCGCATCCTGAGTAAGTGGAAACTGACGCCAGCCGATTTGGAACTGTTTCATGCCGATGCCGACCTGATTCGTGAACGCGGGGCAGCCTCGGTACAGGAATTCCGTCGCGTGATCGAGATTGACCACAACCTGGCTGAGCTGGATGGATCGCTGGAGATGGTCAGGGAGAAAATTATCCTTGCTGAGCCGGGTAGTCGTAACGAGATCCTGCAGACAGCGCTCGATCAGATCAATGCGGCCCAGAAAAAGCTGTGGCTCAACGAGGAGCAGGCCAAGAATATGCGGCAGAGATTTGTGCAGGATGTGGCGCTGGCCTCGCTCGAATTCATGGACCCGGAGCCGCGGAAGCAGGCAATCGAGAAGTCGCTGAAATACCGCAAAGGCCTGCTCGCCCCGCTGACAACCGAGCAGATCGCGGCTGGTGAGGGCACCGATTCGATTGCTGATTTCCTGCATGCCGACACCGCCAAGGCGATGCTCGAGGCAACCAAGAAGGAACTCGAGATCAACACCGCGCAGGCCGAGGGGTTCGCCACCAATGACGAGGCCTGGAGGGTCAATCCGGGGCTCAGCGAGAAGGCGCAGAGAGCCCGCGTGAAAGCCATCAAGGATGCGGGCCTGTCATCGGAAGCGCGGAAAGCCGCCGAGGCAGCCAATGTGCGCAAAACACTCATGGAGGCCAACATTCGGTCGGAGGGCTATCGTGAGGCCGATGAGCAGCTCAAGGCGCTGATCGATGATGGCGCGGCATGGGAGGAGACGCCGGGTGCATTGAGAGCAGCCCTGCCTCCTGGGATGCACAAAACCAGAAAAGACTATGCCATCGCCGCTCGCCGGCAGGAGGATTTTCCAAGCGTGACCAGCTCCGAGGCCATCGAGGCCTACGCTGCCCTGAGCCTTGAGGAACAGATTGATTGGAGCCCTGATAACTGGATGGTGAGGCCGCCGCTGTTGGACCCTAAACGATGGGGCGACCATGTGACTCGCGAGCAAGCGACTGCATGGACAAACGCAGCGGGCCAGTACCGCAGAGCGGTACAGGCGGGCAGGACGCCTGAGACTGGGCTGACGCCGACGCAGCAGCTCGAGGCGGTGTTTACTCTGGTGATGAAAAAGCCGACTGCTGCCAGCATTCATGAAGCACATCAAAAATGGAATCGGATGCTGCTGGCATATCACAATGCTGCGATTAAGCTCGGCGGTGAGGACACGCTGAGCCCGGAACAGCGCATCAAGCTGGCGTATGAGATCACCCAATTCGAGGTCTATGAGCGCATAGAGATGGGTTTTGATGTTGAAGGCACCAACTGGGCAACCATGTCGCCAGAGCAGATCGAGCGCGGCTACCTGAAACTCGATCAGCCAGTACCGCCGTTTGGCTTTACTGCCTCCACTATGGAACTCGATCACGCTGCAAACGAGGCTATTGGTATGCCTGCTTTCAAGGGCTTGGCTATCGACTGGCTGAAAGAAATTGGATCGTCTGTCAATCCGATAGAGGAGGGCCTCGAGCCGACAGAGGAAGTGCTGACGGAGGCGTGGTTCTATCTGGTCACTACCGGCCCGGAGGCTGCGCTCAATCGCCTTAGAGGCTTGCCGGGTTACTGATGTCCACACCTGCCGACCAATTAGGCTACAAATGGCTGGAGCAGGCGCAGCTCAGGGCGATGGAGTCGCAGCGTCTCGCTTTAGGCAATAAGATCAACATTGATGCAGACCGCGCAATGCGCTCGATGGCGGTGGGCCAGTACACCGGGCTGGCACTGAACCTGATCGACGCCAATCTCGAGGAGCTGGAGGAGGAACTCAAGCAAAATCAGGACTTCGATCCCGAGGCGTGGAAGCGCGAAAGCCCTGGCTTTGCAGCATACGCCGCGGAGCATCCATTTCACCTGTCCGTGCTCAAGATGGACAATGAGAATCTGACCAAATGGGAGCGCAACTGGCGCGCCATCTCGCTGTCGATTGACTCCACCTGGGCCAAGGTCGAATACAACTACATCGGCAAGCGTCGTGCTCACGGCGATTTTCGCGAAAACGATGCGGAGCGCATGGCTGAGTACGAGAAGCTGCTGCAGCCGCATACCTTCGGTGCCGAGAGTCTGTGGGCCAAGGCGATTGTCTATAACGCCAAGGAAGTCGGCCCGATGTGGTACGCGATCCGAAATACCGCTGACGAAATAGCGCTCGGTATCGGCCTCGGTATGGTTGTTGGCGGTGTCGCAGGCCTTCCGTTGGCGGCGCCCACTCTCGGCGTCTCAGAAATTGTTGGCATTACTTCCGGTGGCATCAGTGGCGGCTATGCAGGCTGGAACATAGGGCTGGTCAGGGGCAGCTACGACATGATTACCGGTGAGTCCTACAACCGGTATATCAAGGCAGGATTCACTCATGCGAATGCGTCTATCGCTGCCAAGGCCGCGGGGCTTGCTGGCGCGGTGGCCGAGCCCTTCGGCATCAATCAGCTATTCAAATACATTCCGGGCGCACGGAAACTGACTGGTAAGGGCATGGCGCTATTGACTGAGAAGCTGACTGGTCAGGTGCTCGCAAAGCAGAGCGTCAAAGCGGCAACCGCCAAGCTGCTGCTGCGTTATGGCGAGGTAATGGGCTCAGAGATCGTGGTCGAGATTTATCAGGACTCGCTGATGACGGTGGGGCAAAACATCCTGGTGCAGGTCGAGGAAAAGCCGGATGCGCACATCACACTGGATGAGTGGAAATCCTCGATGGGTGAGACCATTGTGCAGACGGCCAAGGCGGTGAGTCTGATCGCTGGTATTGGCCCCGCCATGAGCTATGCCGGCGATTTTGTCCAAGCGCGTCGTGCCAAAGGCCTGCGGGTCGCCTATCAGGCGCTCGGTGAAGCTGCCAAGGACTCGAAACTCAGGCAGTCCGTACCGGCCAGATTCCGTGATTTTGTCGATAAGGCAGCAGGATCGGTGAAATACGTGCTGCTGGATATCAAGAAATTTGATACCTATTTTCAGGATATCGGCATGGACCCGGACAAGGTTGCTGCCGATCTCAATATCACACCCGAGGCGCTTGCAGAGGCCCGAGAACATCAGAGTTATCTGGAGATTCAGGTCGCCACGTTTGCCGAGAAGCTGGCGGCGACCGAGCATTACGATCCGCTTTCGATGGACATAAAAACCGATCTGGCGATGATGACCGGCACTGAGTCAGCGGAGTATTTCGCCAATGCCAGCGAGCTGGAAAAGGCGTGGGCGCTTGGCGAACCTCCATCGACCCATGTGCCAGTGCAGGAAATCATCGACCGTATCCGCAATGAGCTGATGGCCAATGCCGGCCGGGACTTTAGCGCGGCCTCAAAAGAGGCGGCGCTCGAGGAGTTCAAATATGCAACCGCGGCCGAGAGAAACGATCTCGATACCCTGGAGCTGTTTAATCGCTATTGGGGCGGGATTCAGAAGGAGCGCGATACCACTGGCGAGAAAATCGATGTGGATATGTCCATCGATCCGCTGCTGGACCTGCTGCGCGCTGAGAAGGGCCCGAAACAACGGGAGATCTATGGCGAATCGCTGATCGAATTCCTGATTAAGAAAGGCGGTCTGGTGGATCAGGGCGGTGAGCTGGCTGCCCGAGATTTGCAGCTTATGGTCAAAAATCTGGTTTTGGAGGGCGGCCTGACCCACGATGAGGCTGCCGAGCTGGCAGAAGAAGCTGGTTTTATTGCCGAGCGCGATCCTGAAATGCTGGTGGAAGCGGTGATGCGCGAGGCTGGCGGTGAGAAGATATTCGGCCGCGGCGCCGATCCGCTGGCGGCGAAGCTGGCAAAGGATTTGGACGAGCTGGCTGACATACTGGATCAGTCTGAGCTTGATATTCAGGCAATGAACAATGCCGAGATCAGGAAAGCACTGGCCGGCGCCGAAACATTGCACCAGAGCGAAATCATCGAGGTTCCCGGTGCATTGCCAGACAACATCCTCGAGCAGCAGAATTTTGGTGAGCTGCAAATTGTCATGCAGATGGAGATTGCTGGTCGGGACGGCGAAATTGTGGGAATATCGCGCTCTGCTAATGCTGCATACCAGACCGCGGTCAATCGTTTGAGATCGATGCAGGATTTACTGGAGTGCTTAAATGCCGCCTGAGATTAAAGCAAGGGAACTGCTCACACTGCTCCTCGATGACGAGGAATTCAACAGCAGCAGGGGCCCGAGGACCATTGCCGGGTTCGATGAGCTGCTCGAGAAAATGGATAAACTGTGTGATGCGATCACACATAGGAACGCTCGTACTGAGGGTGACGGTGAGTACGAGGGCGGCGATATGGCTCAGCACGGGGAGCAGATGGCTGCCCTGATCGAGAATATGCAGGCGCTCAGGGCGGTGGTCGAAAGGGAGCCACCGGCGCCGGCTGAACACAGCGACGAGACGCGCACCCTGCTGACCACCATCGCCAAGAACACCATGCGGCGTGAGCGGTCGTGGGAGTTCGATATTCAGCGCGACCGGCGCACCGGATTTACCGAGAAAATCATTGCACGACCAGTGGGGACCTAAATGGACACAGCATCGAAAATTATCAAGAAAACATTCACGCTCGAGCAGATTAAGGCTATGGACCCAGATGAGCTGGCTACCCTGCTGAATCAGCCGGGAATGGAGTTCAAAGGCACTGCTGTCGTGCGCAAACCTGATGGCAGTATTCGCTACGATGAGGCAGCGGTGCCGGGTGATTACCACGAATTGGATAAGGCCACAGGCCAAGGAGCACACTGATGACTGATTCACCAGATTTTGACGGACTTCGCAAGGAGCAGGCTAAGCTGCAAAGCGCCTTTGAGAAGGAACAGGCCAAGTTCCAAGCAGCTCGGGCCAAATTCGCCGCGGTCAAGGGCGAACTGACCAGTTTCAATGGCCAGTACGGGCGGGCATTGAAGCTGATCGTTAGTGCCGAAGCGGACGAGGCAGCCGCTGTAACGGACGACAAATCAACAGCCAAGGAGTAAGAAATGGCGCTCACACTTGAAACGGTGCTGCGAGACGATCTGGCCAATTCGATAGATGATTCGGTCAATACCGGCGCAGGAACCTCCAATCTGAAATTTGAGACTTCCGCAGATGCCGAAGTCGCAACCATCGATTTTCAGAATCCCGCCTTTGGCGCAGCAGCCACAGGTGTTATCACGCTGCAGGGTACGCCGCTCGAGGATGCCAGTGCGACTGCCGGCACCATTGCGCAGTTTTCGATCTTCGACCGCGATGGCCAGAAGCAGCTTGAGGGCGTAGTGCTGGTCTCTGGTGGCGATATCAACATCACATCGCTGGTGATTGCAGGTGGAGATACCATTGAGCTGACATCCTTCTCGATCACTGTACCGGCCTGATTGGCCGATCCTCCGGGTCCAGTAACGAATGTGACCGTGGAGGTCACTGATATGGCATCTGAAGTCAGAACGGTCCTAAAGGACTTTAACCGTGACCTGATCCGCGAGGAGCTGGATGCTTCCGCATTGCCATTTCAAACCATCGACCTGGCCGGCTTTGTCAAGAAAACTCGATTTGTTGGCGAGCCGGCGCCGGGCCCCAAGGTTATCACCGAGGACAAGGTCGCTGGCACTCAGGACATTGCACAACCGGGCGAGCTGCGGTTTGAATTCGCCACCGCCCTGACTGGACCGCAGGGCGCTATCCTCGATGCACTGCTGAGTTCTCATGACGCCACGCAGCACACTGCCGGTCAGGACCGGGACAGACAGGACGTTCTTGATTATGCCGCGCTGGAGCTTAACCATCCGAATATCAGCACCATGACCGACGCGCAGTTCAGGACTTACGTGAGCACACTTGCGAGAGTAGTCATCCGTGCGAATCGAGACGCAGACATTTAGGGGCGCGCTTGGCCATTTAACTCAAGGTCAGATCAATGACTAATCTGCTCACTGATCTGACGCTTTCCTCGGCGTATACAGTCACCGGTTCGTTTGCCGACATTGCTGATATGTCGGCTACCGTGACCATTGCCGGCACCGGCAGTGTGGTCATCCTGATGATGTCGCTCAACCCGGAAATGTCCGGGGATGAGTGTGCCGAATACCGCTTTACGCACGATGGCGCTCGCGTCGGCCCGGTAGTCAGTGCCTTTGCCGATGCCACCGACGAGGGCACCGGGCGAACGCTTATGTTCGCGCTCACCGGGCTGTCGGCCGGCAGTCATACCTTCGCGGTGCAAGCGGTCAACCGATCCGGCACCGCGGTCATTGATACGGCCTTCCCGCGCACCTTCCAGATCGTAGAGATCGAGTCCGGTGCGTCGATTCTGGTTGATCTTGAAACGTCATCAAGCGATAGCGCGCCTGCGAGTTTTGCCAACATGGCCAACCTGTCGCAGGCGCAAACGCCGGCAGCCGGCGCGTTGCTGCTATTCATTCACGGCAGTCAAATACTTGGTCAAACCGGGCAGAAGGTTTCGGATCATCGCTTCGCAATCGACGGCACACGCGATGGCCCGAACATGACCAACGTGATGGATAACGTGGACGAGACAACCGGCGTCATGATGGCGTGGGGTGTCACCGGAGTTTCGGCAGCCAGCCATACCTTTTCGGTCCAGTGGGAACGTAGCCTTGACACGCCGATCATGGATACGGCGCGGCCACGGGTTTTCCAAGTCATTGAGATAACTGAGGACTTCGATCTGCTGGTCGATCTGGAATCAGTTAGTGCTGACTCCGCAGCGGCAGGCTATACCGACATAGCCGATATGAGCGGCACACCGGTCATTGATTCGACTGACAGCATAGCGCTGGTGCTGGCGAACTACACCATCGGCGCCGGCTCCGACGAAACCAGCGACAACCGTTTGTCCATCGGCGGCTCCCTGGAAGGCGCAGAGGTATCGGTGTGGACCGACGCGGCAGACCGGGCCGAATCGCTGCTGATGGCGCGGGCTGTTACCGGCGAAAGCGGCAGCACCGCCATGTCGCTGCAATGGAAGATTCGCGCAGCCACACCAGACACCGATACCGCTCGGCAGCGGACATTTCAGGTCATCGATCTCAAGGCTGTAAGCGGCGTTACCCATACGGCCAGCGGCGCACCCTCGATCAGCAAGCCGACCTCGACCGGCTCAGCGATCCGCAAGATCACTGCTACCGGTGCGCCCTCGATCAGCAAGCCGACCTCGACCGGTAGTGCAATTCGCAAGATCACCGCTACCGGCGCCCCGGCAATCACCAAGCCGACCTCGACTGGCGAGGCAGTTCATGTAGGCGTACACATAGCCAGCGGTGCGCCCTCGATCAGCAAACCGGTGTCTGCCGGCGAGGCCACGCGCAGGGTCACGGCCAGCGGTGCTCCATCAATTACCAAGCCAGTATCGGCCGGCAGCGCCATTCGCAAGATAACGGCCACTGGCGCCCCGGCAATCACCAAGCCGACCGCAACCGGTGTGGCGGTTCATGTAGGCGCACACACGGCCAGCGGCGCGCCATCGATTACCAAGCCAGTATCGGCAGGCTCAGCCATCGCCAAGCGGATTGCCAGCGGCGCACCGTCTATTACCAAGCCAGTATCGGCTGGCGAGGCTACGGTCAAGCGATTCGCCAGCGGTACACCATCGATCACCAAGCCAGTATCGGCAGGCGAGGCTCTGGTTCGCATCAAGCATGAGGCCAGCGGCGCACCCTCAATCACCAAGCCGGTATCGGCTGGAGAGGCTACCCGCAAGGTCACAGCTACCGGCGCGCCCTCGATCAACCAGATAATAGCGGCCGGCTCGGCCATCACTAAGCGGATCGCCAGCGGCGCGCCCTCGATCACCAAGCCGGTATCAGCCGGCACAGCTCGCCGTATCGTCACGGCTACCGGTGCGCCCTCGATCACCAAGCCGACCTCGACCGGTAGCGCTACAGTCAAGCGATTCGCCAGTGGTGCGCCCTCGATCACCAAGCCAACATCTACCGGCGAGGCTCTGGCATCGGTCAAGATAACCGCCAGCGGCGCGCCATCGATCAGCAAGCTGATAGCGGCTGGCAGTGCAATCACCAAGCGGATCGCCGCTGGCTCGCCCTCGATCACCAAGCCAACATCGAGCGGCGCGGCCATTCACACGATCAAGGCCAGCGGTGCTCCATCGATCACTAAGCCAACATCGACTGGCGTGGCCTTTGTTCCACAAACTCACACGGCCAGTGGCTCACCGTCGATCAGCAAACCGTTCTCTACCGGTAACGCCATCATTGTTGGCTTGGTGGTGCCCGGATCGACCGTGCATGACTACGCCCGCGAGGACCCGATTCGCAAGCGCCTCGAGATCGAGGATGAGGAAATCCTTGCTATAGTCATCGCCGCCGCCACTGCGATATTTGACGATTTGGACTGACATGACGCTAAGGGATTGTTTTCACACGCTGCGAGCGGATATCAAGCCCGATGATCGGGCCACGATCATTCTTGATGTCGCACAGGGAACGCCCGATGTGACGGCCGTGCGTAACATCCTGTCTGAGGCCATCGCAGAGGTTTTGTCTGTTGTTGACATCATTGAGCTGGCTGGTGGCACCGTGCAGCGCCGCTCGGACAAGATTACTGAATTGGCCGCGCTGCAAATGCGCATGCTCGCCACGCTGCATCAGGAGCAAATGGACCTCAAGCAGGAGAAGGCTGCGGTAACGGAGGAACAGGAGCGTATCGGGACGACCGAGGAAGTCATCCAAAACTATGCGGAGGGTGAGCCTCCAGTCGATCTCAATGACCCGCAGGAAGTACAGGCAGCGCTGGCCGCGATGTTCTTTGCTGATCCGGTGCGGCGTGAGGTTTTCATGGGTGCGGGCGTCGGTGGTTTTATCAAAGGCAGTTCGCCTACGGAGCTGATGGCCAGTTGGGAAGCCATGCAGCAGCGCGCCCACACCCTGCTGAATCAGGCCCTTGAGCATGAGATTCGATCACGCCTGCTCGATGAGCGCCAGAAAACGATCTTTTACGGTGAGCGCCGAAATCCTCGCAAACTATCTCAGAATATCCACGTTAAAGTGCCGTGGAAACTCAAAACCACGGGCAAGGGCGATCTGTATATCAGGCGGCATGGTGTCAATGCCGGGATGCCATTCAGGGAGCGGCAGAGCCCGAATGATTTCGCGATCACGTTCGATAAAGAGGTACTGCTGACGGATTATATGTTCTACCTGATGACCTACCTGCAGCCGAAAATTGCAGAGCTGGCGCGCGGTACGGCACAGAAGGCGATACGCCTCGAGGACATTCATTCGGTGCTGGCCAATCATTTCATTGGCCAAGAGCTGTTCCAGTCGGACGCCGGCCCGAGGCTGCAGGCACTGCATAACCTGACCGCGAGTGACCTGACATTTGCCGACTCGTTCGGCGGCCTGGCGATGCCATCGATTGCTGTATTGCCCGCGGACAAGGCTTTATCGTCCTTTGGTGAAATCACCCTGATCGGCAAGGAGGACCTTGGTGATCCGCAGCAGGTGCCGCTATTCGATGCCGATGCCTACGCGGTCAGGACTCCGCGGGCGCAGCACAAGCCGGCCTCGCTGGAGGATGTCAGGGCGATGGCCGATGAGGCTGCTATCTGGTCACTGATGATCGAGGGCTCGCGGTATGTGGGCCTGCCCGATTTCATTATCGAATACGCTCGCCGCCGGCCCAATGCTCAAGCACTGGTTGATTTCATGCTTTTCGACAATTCAGCAAAAGCGTGGTTTCTCAACGAGCGCTATGGCGAGGACCCTGAGCCGACCGTCGATGATGTGCAGCCCGGATATATCTGGGGCTGGCAACCGCAGATCATCAAGTTTTTTGAGGGTGATCTGAGCGCTGAAAATCTGGACTCTGAGGACCCGCGGCGCATCAAGCTGATGCAACGAGCTGGCCGCGCCGTGATGAAAGCGATACAGCATCATCACACTTTGGCGACCAGCCTCGGGGCCAAAGATCGCATCACGGAGAGTGAGATTGAGCGGGCCGAGAAGGTCTGGGCGCTTACTCAGCGGTCTATAGCGATTGCCGGCATCATCAATGACGATGGCACCCTTACTCTGCAAGCCTACGACCGCCTGCAAAGGGATGTAAAACTCAAGGGCAGCACCCGGATCAATGATGTTGACACTAAAACCTATCTCGATGAGCGCATCTGGGGGCATGGCGCTGAGTCCGAATTCAAGGCTTGGATCGATGCCAAGGTGCATGGGCTCATGGGTGAGGGGCGCATCAAGATCGGCAGCCGGTGGTATCCCTACACCATGGAAAACGTGCTGCGCAAGATGCGCGGCAAGCTGCGCGCCACAGAGACTACGATGCCGAGCGAGGGCCTGCTGCGGGCCAAGGCCGCCAACAGAATCAAGAACCTCGATGAGGCCAGACGCCGTGCGCTGGAGCAGATCGACACGCCGGAAAAGGTGCAGGCCGCCCGCGATGTCTCGCAGAAAATGATGCTCGACTGGATCACCGCGCTAAAGCCGTGGTGGCCATACGATGCGGGCACTCTACGGTCTTTCTCTGATGCCAGTGACGCCGCTCGGGAAGCGACTTTGTTCTGGATTCAAAACAAAGATGGCCTGAGTGACACAGAGGCCATGATCCGCGGTCTGCAACGTGCCGGTTATGTTGGGCCAATCACTGACGAGATCATTCAACAGGGGATCGATGCGGCAGCCGCCACCATTGCAAACCCGGTGCCGTATTTTGAGGCCAAGCCGCAGCGCGCGGTCAAGCTCAGTGAGTTTGCCGGCGCCGTGATCCCGTTCGATGCGGCCCCTGAGATACGGGCGACCCTGCGAAAGCACGGCGTTCCCTACATCGAGTACCTGCGCGGAGACGCTGCCGCAAGAACTCAGGCCTTGTTTGAATTGCAGGACCAGATCAGCAAGGCAGGCGGTCGCACCCTGTTCCAGTCTGAGATCGGGTTCACATCAGGGCTGCTGAATGCGGCCCGCTCGCTGCCGCAAGAGAAGGGCACGGCTGAGCAGATGCTTTCCATGCTCAAGAAAATGCCCGGTGTCAAAAAGCGCGAGCTGGAATGGATTGGCGTACCGCAATGGATGGCGGCCAAGGGCACGGTTACACGGGATAATCTGATCAATTTCATCGAATCCGGGGGGCTCAGGGTCGAGGAGATCACCCTTGGCGAGGTTTCCGGCAAGATCATTAGACCCGTGGACGTTAAGGCGGCCTGGGAGTCCGGGCGGTTCTCGCACATTCAGCTCATGGTGGCCGAGATGAGCGATCAGCAGGCCGAGTTGGTCAAAACAGGTAATGCCACAGATATTACCTTCGAGATGCTGACCGATCAGCAGGTCCACGGATTCATGGCGACCCTGCAGGGAGAGCATGGCACGACTATCGGACGCTTTGGCACACCCGAGGAGCAGGCCGCCGCCAGAATGCGGGTAGATGTAGCGACGGCGGCCGTGTCGAGTGGTCAATTCACGATGGCCAGCCCGGAGGGCAGGGCTGCGATATTAGAGATGCGTGAGGCCCATGATGCGATCCGCACCATCATACCGGGATGGGGCTATTCCGATCTGGGGGATGGCACTTACCTGATCCGGGGCCCGGAAGCATCGACTTGGCAACTGGCCGGTGGCAAAAACTACCGTGAGGTCATCCTCAAGATGCCGACCATTTCCACGCCGGCATACGACGCCGCAAAGCTGTCGGTGATCGCGGCCTACAATGACTTGCCCAAGGACCAGAAGGGCATGCTCGATGAGCATTTCAGCGCAAGCCTGCGCCCAGTCGCGGGTGCTTTTCTCCGTGCTTTTGAGCAGTTCGATGTCATTGCTGCGGATTTCGGTGCTGCAGGGCTTGGTGGTGCGCCCATACAGCGAGCCTACGAGCTGCTGAGCGCACTGCGGAATGAGAGTGCGAGTGAATTCGAGAGCCACGTTTTCAGGGACTACAAGAACATCATCGCTTGGTTCCGTGTGAATGACCGTACCGGTCCTAATGGCGAGCGGATTCTGTTTATCGAGGAGATGCAAAGCGACTTCGATAAGCTCGCCCGGAAAAATGGCATCAGGAATCTGCTGGCGATTGAGTTGATGACTGAGCGACTGGTTGAGCTGAATGCGCAGTCTCAGGATTTGGCCAGTCAACGTGATCCGATCACAGACCACATCCTCAATGAACCCATGTGGCATCGTAACCGTACCGAGGCTGATTTTATTGCTCGTCAACTGGCGCATGAGGAAAACAAGGCACCGCCGTTCGCCTTCGGCGGTGCTGCGTGGATGGAGCTGGTCATGAAACGGCTGATCAGGATAGCCGCCGAGCAGGGTTACGACCAGATAGCCTGGACCACCGGAGAGCAGCAGGCCAATCGATACGATCTGCGAAAGGTTGTCCAAACTATCAGTGCCGTAGGCCGGCTTACTGCCGATGGTGCGGACGCCGGCCGCTCCGTGAGTTTCAAAATGTACAATAACCGCCTGATGAGCATTGGTGTCGCCCGAGATGGCACTATCGAAAACATCGAGCGCGGTTCACCGGAATACTGGAAAGGCAAGCAGCTCGAGGACCTCATCGGTGAGCGGCTGGCCAAGCAGATTCTCGAGGCTGATTACTCGCAAGAGATCACGGATGATAATTTGATGGTCGGCGGCGAGGGCATGGCCGATTTCTACGACGACATGCTGATTAACGTCACCAATCGCGTGGCCCGGTCGCTGGACAAAAAAGCTCGGGTCAAGAAATTCGGTGGCCTGATCGAGCATCCTGATGCGGGTCACTGGCAGATCACCGATAAGCGCAACGGTTGGAAAGGTCAGTACAAGACTAAGAAGGCCGCCCAGAAGGCCATGAATCAGGGCGGGGTTATAAATTTCGAGCTGGAGTATTTCGATGCCCTCGCCCGCGTTGAGGTTCATGCGCTGGATATAAGCGACGAGATGAAACAAACCGCGCTGCTTGGTCTGACCTATTTTCAGGACAAGCACCGTGCGTCGATCACATTCGATGAGCAGGGCCGCGGCATCATTCGCATGGCCAAGGCTCGGGATCTGTCGAGCTTTCTGCATGAGAGCGCGCATCTGTGGCTCAATATCATGGGCGATCTGGCTGAGCGCCCGGAGGCGCCGCAGAAAACCATCGATGACTACGCCAAAATTCTGAAATACATCGGTGTCACCAGACGCTCGGAGATTACGGCCAAGGAGCATGAGATATGGGCCAAGTCCCAAGAGGCGTATTACCAAGAGGGCGTGGCGCCGACCCATGAGCTGCAGCCGCTTTTCTCTGCATTCAGTGTGTGGCTGGTCAAAATCTACAAGCACATCCTGAACTACTATGACGGCATTGTGCTGACCGACGAGATTCGTGGCGTCATGGATCGCATGGTGGCGACTGATGAGGCGATCACAAACGCCGAGGCGCAGCAGGGATTCAGACCGATATTTTCTACCGCCGCCGCGGCCAACATGACTCCCGAGGCCTTTGAGGTCTATCGAGAGAATACCGAACAGGCCCATCAGGAGGCGGTCGATCAGGAGCACCGCAAGCAGCTCGCATACGTCACTCGTCAGGCACAAGCATGGTGGCAGAGCGAGCGCGATAAAATCGAGGAGCAGGTCACTGCCGAGGTTCATGGTATGCCGGTGTATATCGCACTGGCAATGCTGCAGCGGGGTCAGCTCCCTGATGGTAGTCCAGCGCTATCGCCTGCTCCTTTCAAGATTAGCAAGGTCAGCCTGCTGAGAGCTGCTGCCGGCTCACAGGAATTCCTCGCAAGGTTCCCCGGACGCGGTCGGTCGGCAATCTACAGCGTCAAGGGTGGCGTCGATGTCGATGTCGCCGCTGGCGTCTTTGGCTACGCCGATGCACAGGACATGCTGCAGGCCTTGGTCACAGCTCGCCCAATGGATGAGTTGATACAGTTTGAAACGGATCGGCTGATGGAGGAAAGATTTCCTGATCCGATGACCGATGGCACTCTGGCGGCTGATGCGCTGATCTCCGTGCATAACGACAAGCGGGCTCAGGTGCTCGCTGCTGAGATGCGGGCGTTGCGTAGGTTGCAGCGTAAGGACCAGAAGATCGTCGGCGCTGAGCGCCGTGCGGCTGCCCGTGAGGTCACTGAGGGCAAGGCGGCGGCCAAGGCTTTGCTGCCGACCCGCGTTGAGCTGTCGATCATCAAGAAGCTGGCTCAGAGTTTCATGAGCAAGCTGAAAATTCGAGAGATCAATCCCAATAAGTACCGGCTGGCTGAGCAGAAGGCTGGCCGGCGGGCATGGGCGGCAATCGAAAAGCAGGACTGGGCCACTGCCTACGATGAGAAGGCCACGCAGATTCGCAATCATGAGGCATTCAGGGCGGCGATCAGGGCCAAGGAGGAGACCAGCAGGATACAGAAATATCTCAGGGGATTAGAGAAGCCCGTAACGCAGCGGCGACTGGGCAAGGCAGGGCTGCTCGATCCGATCCTCGCGATCATCGAGGGCATTGATCTGCGCCGGCGCTCGCTCGCGGAGGTAGATCGAAATACGGCGCTGCAGGAAGTCGCGGAGATGGTTCACGCTGGCCACATCAGCATGAATGGCGAGCAGGCCGGCAAGCTATTCCGCGTGGTTGTCGATGATCTCGGCAATGAGCAGGTGATTCTGAACGAGGGCTTTGGCATTAACTGGCAGGAACTCACGGTGCAGGAATTCCGTGAGATGCGCGACATTGTGATGCAGCTCGAGAACATGCCCAAGCGTAGCGAAATGGCAATGGTCAACGGCGAGGAGGTTGTGCTTGCCGAGGTCGAGACTGAGATTGCCGAGAGCGTCAAGGCTAACAATGTGGTGGTCGATTTTGGTGTCGCAGAGGAGACTGGCAAAAAGAGCTTTGGTGAATCCATCAGAGAGGGGGTCTACCATTCGCTGAGCGTCGGCGCGATCTCCCGCATCCTCGATGGCAATGCGTGGGGGGCGCTGACCAGATTGCTGGCTATTCCGATCCGTCGCGCCTACGCCGAAAAGCTGATCCCGATGATCCACCAGTATCAGGAGGATGTGGCCGCGCTGTATACCAAGCACTACAGCAACCCGGAGCTGGCTGACATTGAAAAGAAAAAAACGATTGAGGGCTTTAGCGAGAAGCTGTCCCGGTCGGATGTGTTATCGATTGGCCTGAACTGGGGCTCGGATACCAACCGTGCTGCGCTCCTGGGCGGCGTGAGAAAGGATATCGATGGCAACATCGTCGGCAATGCCTTCCCGCAAGCCGAAGTGATGGCCGCACTGGCCACGCTCGATGCCCGTGACTGGCTATTCATTCAGGATATGTGGGATTACCTCGATACTTACTGGTTCGATCAAAAAGACGATAGTGGCAAGGTTATCCGTGAAGGTCTGGCCACGGTAGAAAAGCGCCGGCGTGGTGTTGCGCCGCAGAAAATCGAGCCGCTGCCGTTCACGATCAATACTGTGGATAATCAAGAGATCACGGTCAAGGGTGGCTACTATCACCTGTGGTATAACCCGAAATTTGGTGACAAAGTAAAGGCCGACGATCTTAACGAGGTCGCCAGAAAAATGGGGCAGGGGCTCTACGTCTCATCCAGCACCCGAGCCGGATCGACCTACAACCGGGTCAGGAATCATGGCCGGGTAGTGCGTCTCGGACTGGGCGGCATCGATCAGCACTTGCGAGAAACCATTCGTGACATCGCCATAGGCGACGAGATCAACTACATCATGCGGCTGCTGAACTCTGAGAAGGTCAGGCGGGCATTCACGTTCACCAACAACGAGGTCGCACTGAAAGAGCTGGTGCTGTGGGCGACTGATGCCGCGGTCGGTGAGCTGCCGGCGTCAAATATCTGGGAGAAAATGGCCGGCTGGACCCGTGTGGGCTTCACGAAATCAAAGCTGGCATTCAGCATCACGGTGACATTGCTGCAGATAACCGGCGCCTTTCAATCGATGGCGTTCATCGGCAAGAAAAATTTCATGATGGGCTTTGGCAAGTTCCTGCAGAATCCTGTCGGCCACTACAACTGGGTCATGGCAAACTCGAAATTCATGCACACCCGCTACGGTGTGATGCAGACCTACAGCGTCGAAGTGGCAGATTCTCAGGCCTTCATGAAATCTATTTTCGGCCCGATCCCGACCCAATTCAGCCGAAATTTCAAGCTATTCAGCAGCAAGTATTTCTGGATGATCGCCAAGGCTCAATCGCTGGTCGATGTGTGGACATGGATGGGTGCGTACTGGAATGGTCGCAACAACATGGCGCTGTCTGAGGTTGACTCCCGCCTGTTTGCTGACTCGCAGGTAGAAGGCGCACAGACATCCGGTATCTGGGCAGATCGATCAGGGATCGAGCGTGGCACTCTTGGCAACCGGACCCGGCAATCACAGTACGTCAGGCTATGGACGACGCTGATCTCGTACATGATCCGCAAGCAAGGGCTGGCTTACGAGTCAACGCAGAAGTACAAGCGCAGCGATAGGACCATTGGCGATGCCGCTAACCTGGCGATTGATTACGTGATGCTATTCATGGTTGAGGGCATCGCCTCGCAGTTGGTCTACGGTAACTGGCCCGAGGGTGACGATGAGGAGAAAATGGATGCTTACAACGTCGCGGCATGGGTGGGGCTGGCCACGCTCGACTCGATGATTGCCGGCATCCCGTTCCTGCGTGAAATCTCGACCGCCAGATACGGCTCAGGCAACACCCCGATTGGCTCGCTGATGAAGGATGTATTCGATGTAATTATGCAGGTCAAGCAAGGCGAACTGGATGAGCAGGCAATTACCACCACGATCAGCGCACTGGGCACCGCATTGCATCTGCCCTCGAGTCAGGTCAACCGCGCCATCGAGGCCTACATGGCCGAGGATGCGGCATGGTATGAGTATCTGATAGGCAGAAGGAGGTAGCCATGGTATTTCTCGCATCAGAAGATCGGTTTAACGGGGTGCTCGCATCGCTGGCGATCAAGGCACCGTGCATAGCGGTGCAGACCACGCCGCTGGCTGACTTGGAGGGCCTGCTGGTAGTTGACGGCTTTCAAACGGTGGATGGCGACCGGGTGCTGGTGGCCAATCAGGCTGATCCAATCGAAAACGGGATCTATAACGCCAGCACCAGCGCTTGGTCACGCACTCCTGATTTCGATGGCAACCGTGACATCACACGCGGCACCATCGTCAACGTCAACCGCTCCATAGGTACGTCCGCGATCTACGAGGTCACGACACTGATAGTTCTGATCAAGGTCGGCGTCGATCCGGTGAATTTCCGGCTGTGGTATGACTCCGCTGCTGCGGGCATCGCCAGCGGCGTCGATAAGTTTGCTGACCTGACTGACGTTAGTCCGGTGCATGACTTCATGTTCTTTGGCACCAACATCGACTGCGCTGAAAATCCATTCGAGCGGTTCACGGTGCAGCATCAGGTGATCACCAGTGGCGGCATCAATGAGATCACGCTCGACTACGAGCTTGGGCAGGACATATTTTATGAGATGACTGAGTTTGTGGTCACTGTCAATTTCATCAACCTGCCACCATCAGGCATCTTGGCTCAATTCGAGATGCACCTGCTACAAGATAGCATCGCCCGCACGATCACATGGCCGGCGTCAGTGAAGTGGATGAATGGTGTTGAGATCGATATTTCCAGCGCCAATGCCATCTATCTCATTCACTTCCGCTCCATCGACGGCGGCACCACATGGCTCGCTACTTACGCGAGGGACTTCTCCTGATGGGGTTGATCCTCAACAGCCTACTGGGCTCCGACGATGCCGAGGGCGGGGGTCCGGGCTATACATTCGTCAGCCAGAGCAGTCTGTTCACGCAGGGCGATGGTAGCGATCCTGCGGGTCCATATACCCTTGGTGCTCCCGGCCCCGCTGGAGCCGGTGATCTGCTGGTGTGTTGGGCGATGGCCGGTCCCGGCTACGTTGGCCAGGGGAGTGTAGTTTTGCGCGAGGGCATAGGGTTTCAGCCGTGGTCGCCTACAGGTGGAATTTCGCGGTCCGATGTCAGCCGCATAGTGCTTTCTATTGATCCACGCATTTCGACTGGGACTGTGAATGACAATGTTTCGATGGGTGGCGTTGGCACGTTTCCGGCGGCAATGATAATAGCGCGATTCTCGAATCCTTGGACCTTTGGCCTGAACACCATCACCGCCGATAATGAGTCCAGTGAGACTAAACCTGATGCCTCAATGTTTCGCGAGGACGCGCCCAACAACGGATTCGATCATCTTCTGGATGTGTGGGCCACGGCAAAAAAGGCATCGCCAGGGGCAGCGGGTGCTACTGTAAGTGTTGATCCAAGCCAGCCGACGATCACTTTAATCGGCGCTGTCAATTATATTGACAATGGCTTTGGGGATGGGGCAGTAGCCGCTTTCGGATACCGGGTCACACCAGATGGAAACCCCGGTGTGCCGGTAGGTAACTGGGGCTTGTCTAATCTGGAAAACAATGACAGCTACGCTGTTAGCGCCCGCTGGAAAAGCAGCGATTCATGAGGACATAGGATATGGCCCTAAATCTATCAGAGGACAGATTCAACGGCGTAATTGCTTCGCTCGCCATCAAGGCGCCCTGCAAGGCGGTATCAGACACCGCAAATATCCTGCTCGAGGGCGAGCAGACTGTGGACACCATCGCGGTGCTCGCGGGTGATCGAGTGCTGGTAGCAGCGCAGACTGATTCGGTCGAGAATGGCATCTACAACGTGCGCACATCAGCATGGGAGCGGGCTGCCGACTTCGATGGCAACCGCGATGTCGCCAAGGGCACCATCGTCAACGTCAATGTGCCCCCGAATTCGATTACCTCCTACGTGCAGACCAATCTCGGTATCTCCAATGACGAGCCGACCATCGGCACCGATCCGATTAACTTCGTGATATTTTTCAGCCTCAACAACAGCTTGGACGATCTCTCTGACGTTGACCTGACCGGCTGCAGCGACGATGACCTGATGTATTTCTCAGGCGGGGTGCTGATCTGCACCCTTGGCGACCTGACCTGGGACGGCGTCGATTTAACGATCAACGGCAATCTGGAATTTCCGGTGCTCGGGGCACCGAGACTTATCAATGCAAACGGCTCCATAGCAGCGCCCAATGTCCTGTTTAATAATCTCGATGACGATAGCGGTGTGGTCACCGCCGCGGATTCAATGTGGCTCGTTACTGGCGGCTTTACGGCGGTCAATTTCCGCGAGCGTAGCGACCATGTGATTGTGACCAGTGAGGCGCACGTAGGGCTGACGGCCAGCACCACGCAGACTCAAGCTGGTGCTCTGGAACTGCTCTCGAGTTACAATCAGATTGCCACCGTCGCAAATTCTGGCGATGCCGTGCGCATCCCGAGCGCCTTTCAAACGCTAAGTCAGGGCCGCCGTATGTTGATCATCAATGACGGCGCAAACGTGCTGCAGATGTTCCCGACAACCGACCAAGATATTGGCGCCGGCCAAGATGCGCCGGTCATCTTGGCGGCCGGCAACAGCGCGTATTTTGTCGCAATTAGCAATTCCATACCGTCAATAAATTGGCGTCGGGTTTTCGATTTCTCGGTCGGCGGGGCAGTGCCTACGCTGCGTGGGGCCAAGGCTGTCAAGACTGGGTTTATCGCGTGGCCGCGCAATGATCTGCCTGACTTCCTGATTCCATCAGTCACCGGCAACTCAGAGCAGATTCTCGATTTCAGTCTCGATGTCTATGACACCGACAACATTCATGATCCGCTGTCGAATTCCACCCGCTGGACGATGCCGGTCGGCTTCACTAAGTTTGAAATGATTATCGGCTACAAGCTGGACAGCTTCGGCAGTGCGCAAGATGGACTGGGGCACGTTCGCCTGCGCAAGAATGGCATCACCAATGGTGCTGTCGATTCGATACAGGTCGGCTCATGGATTCCGTGGAACTCGGACGCCTCGGGCGGTGGCACCAATGAATCCGGTGGTGGCACCGGTGAGGCTGGTATGCAGGCATGGTATTCGGGGCTAATCAATATGGATGCCGGCGATTATGTCGAGGTACTGATCCTGACCCAAGCGGGCAGGAGGGACACGCCGGCCAATGGTTTCTGGGCTGAATTCAGGTTATTAGGATGATTGACGAATTTCTGAGAAAAGTGGTGTTGCATGCGGGCGCCGATCCGCGGGCGTTCAATCATTTCATTGGCAATCTGGGCGGCTACATGGGATTCGAGCCGACCACCGATACCTTTGAGGTCAACAAGGATTTCATCGCTCAGGCGGCGCTCGATGGCAGGGCGACGGCCTACCAAGCGCAGCAGACACAGGCCGATGCCGACTATCGTGCAGCGCTGGCCGCTCAGAAAATCGGAGATTTGCAGCGGCAGTTTGGCGATGATGTAAACCTCAATGCAGTGATCGAGGTCATGCGGCTCGAGCTGAATGAGCTGCGGGCATTACATTCACTGCCAGACATTTCGGCTGGCGCAATGGACGCCAAAATCAGAGCGGAGATCGCAAACCCATGAACATCACAGCATTCGACATCGCACAGGTCTTTACCGGTGAGAAGGAAATGGCCGGTGGCCTCGACAATCCATTGATCCTGGCCATGCTCAAGACGGACAACAACTGGCCACAGGATGACGAGGTCCCGTGGTGCAGCGCGTTCGTCAATTTTGTCTGCAAGCTGCTGCGCCTGCCGCGGTCCAAGAGCCTGCGCGCGCGCTCATGGCTGGAGATCGGCAAGGGCATCCCGCTGAATGAGGCCAAGGCCGGGTTCGATGTGGTGATACTCAGCCGCGGCAAGGGCGAGCAACCGGGCCCGGAAGTGATCGACGCACCGGGGCATGTCGGTTTCTATGCCGGCCAGTTCGGTGATTTCATCGAGATCCTCGGCGGCAATCAGTCTGACATGGTCAAGGTTTCTCGGTATCGTGCGTCCCGCCTGCTCGGAGTGAGGAGATTGATATGAAACGCTTGAGATTTCTTGCACTGGGATTGCCGATTTGTTTTCTGCTCGGTTTTTGTACTGGTCAGGCATTAGCCGGCGAGGCCACACTGACTTGGACCGCTCCGACGCAAAACACTGACGGCACTCCGCTCACCGATCTCGCCGGCTTCAAGCTCTACCTTGGCCAGACCGCGGGCGGCCCGTACCCGGTGAGCGTGGACATCCCTGATCCGTTGGCGACCACCTTCACAGTGCCGAATCTTACCGATGGCGTGACCTACTACTTTGTATCGACGGCCTATAACAGCGCCGCCACGGTACAGGAAAGCGACATCTCGAATGAGGTCAGCAAGCTGATCCCATTTGCTGTACCGAATCCTCCATCGATGCTGATAGTCACCGATCTGACCGTCTACAACGTCATCAAGCAGGTGGATAAATTTGTGCTGCTGGCGGCCGGCACGGTGCCGGCAGGTACGCTATGCGATCCAAGTGAAACGGTCAACGGGCGCTACGTGGTGCCGACTGATCTGGTCACTTGGTTCGGCAACGTCGAGCCGATAGTGGTGGTCGCAGATTGCTCGTAAGGATAAAGGCATTGCTGTGTCGCTGGTTCGGCTGGTTCTGCGGCGACCCGCCGGGCCCGGTCACAGATGTTGAGGTCGAACTCACGGAGTAAATCATGACCATGAATGCAACCGTTCACTGGGTATTGCCGACCGTCCGGGGCAGTGGCAAGTCGCTGGACCCTGCCGAGATTCAGGGTGAGGAGGTATCGCTCGCGATTGCCGGCGCACCCTCGTCAGTGCTGGCCGTAGTGCCGCCTGACACCCTCGAGCTGCTGGTGCCTGATCTCGAGATCGGTGACTGGATTTTTACCTTGGTCTGCATCGACACTGCAGGCTTAAGAGGCGCGGCTCATGATGAGCCGTTCACAGTGCCCGACGACACGCCCCCTGGCGTAGTGACCGGAGTCAATGTGGTACTGAGTTGAAAGGGAGATCGATATGGAAACCGTGTTGCTGATAATCGCACTGCTCGCAGGCACCGCCACGCACATCATCAAGAAAGTGGTGGAGGTCCGCGCAACCGATGAGGACTACCAGCTCAAGGACTGGCTGACCAAGTACCCGTATCGCACCATCCTCACGGCCATGGCCGGGGTCGGTGGCTTCCTCGGGCTGATGGCTGTCGGTGAGCTGAGCTACGCCTCGTCATTCATGGTCGGCTACATGGCGAACAGCCTCGGCGGTGTCGCCAAGTGAAAACGTGGCTGTATGCTGCGGCCGGCGGGCTGGCCCTGCTGGCCTTCTGGATTCTCGGCGGGCCTGAGCGGGCAGTAAAGAAGGTCAGCAAGCAGCGCGACGATCTGATCCGCGAGGGGTCAGGCAGGGCCAAGGCCAAGGCGCATCTGGCAGGCATCAAGGCCGACATGCACCAGCTCAATGCGGTGGTGGCCGGCAAGCAGGGCAAGAAAATCATGGACCGGGTAGGAGCGAATAATGAATCGATGGCTGAGCTGCTGGATTCTTGGCGCAAGCCTGTTGACGGCCTGTAGTACCACCCCGACTGAGCTGCCGACCTGCGAGATTCCGGGGCCCTCCCCCGAAGTCGGCCAGCCTGTGAGTGTCCCTGAGATGCCCTTAGAGACCTCGCGTACCGATGCCAGTGCGACCTTCGACCGGGATGGCATCGTGCAGCTCACGCAGCTACGTGTGGCTGCAGTGACCAATGAGCGTGTCGCCTCGGAGAATGCTGCAGCGCTCGAGGCCCGCAACACCGAAGTTAATGAGCTGATAGAGTGCGCCCGCTATGCCGGCATCTGGATGGAGGTTCGCGAGGAGTCACTCGAGCAGGAGCGGCAGGATCACCTGATGGATAACATGCTGCGCAATGGTTTGATTCTCTTACTGGCGGCGGGGTTAGCGCTATGACTTTGAATCGATGGAAACTGATTTTCTTTTTGCTGGCGGCACTGATGGTGGGGCTGGTAGTCGGTCCTCCGATGGCCTGGGGCAGCGACGATGAGCGCGGGCCCAATGTCGATGTGGTCACCGATGTCACCACTGATGTCACGACCAATGTGACCGGCGGCGATGTAAACACCGACATTGCCGGCAGCTCATTTTCCTCGCGGGCATATGGGTTCTCGCATGCACTGGGCGACGTTGACATCAACCAGTGCATCGTCAGCAAGCAGACCGGCACATTCATCGTGAGCTGGCAGGGCTACGACTACAATCTGTGGTGCATGGGCGAGGTATTCGATAGCAAGGGGCTGTGGGACATGGGCGCGCTGATGCGCTGCGATATCCCTGTGATCCGATCACATTTCGAGACTGACTACGCTTGCCTGCAGGCCAACACCGTCAATCATGAGGCCATCGAGTCACCGCAGCTCACCGAGCTGTACAATCAGGCGGCCCGCTTTGACGAGCATCAGGAGTCCGAGCAGCGCCACGACACTAAGCTGACGCTGGTGCTGCAGGAGCAGGCCATCCTGAGTGATCGGCTGGAGCAGTACGAGGCACGGCTCGCGCAGCGGCCCGAGCCTGTCTATGTACAGGCCGAGCCGCGGATCAGCGAGGAGCAGCTCGAGCAGGCGTGGCAGATCATCAAGGGTGACAAAGGGGAGCCGGAAAAATGACTACGGTGGAGCAGCTCAAGGAATTCAAGGGATTGATTGGCGGCCTTGCTGCGCTGGCCACGGTGCTTATCTTGATCGGCGGGGTGCTGATGGAGTGGCGCGTCTCAGTCAATGTCGCATTGGCGTTGGAGGCTCAGGATCTCGGCACTGATACCAAGATCGTGTCAATGGACAAGGTCGCCGCGCTGAATACTGCAGGCGTGAGCGCCAACAAGGACAACATCGAGGACAACAAGGACCGGGTCGAGCAGGCCTTTGCGGTGCTCCTGGGTCGCGATCCGAATGACCCGTGAAAAGGCCGCCCGGAGGCGGCCCCGTTTCCTATTGCCGTCTCCTCCCGGCATTGATATGACGTAGCAGGCCGTCACAGATTTGGATATTCGCTCCGAAAAATTTCATCATCTGAAATCTCGTATCGTAGTAGCGGCCTTTAGGATTCCAGTGCTCAGCAAACTCGAGCCCGGATACTGACGCCTTCCTAATTACTTCCAAGCGAGCGCGGAATTTTGCTACACTTGGCTTACCCGTTGAGTGGTACATTTCACTTTCTCCAAGATGGGTACCCAGAACACAGCCCCGGCCCTATGCCGGGGTTTTTACTGCCCACATAGTATAACATCCCTGATTTTTCATAGACTTGCGTGTATTTTTGGCCTGACCATCGGCCGAAGTCACTACGTTCCTAATGTGACCGGGACCACCTTTGCGCAAAAAAAAGGGCGCAGGTATGCGCCCCTTCCTCCCACCATTTTGCAGCCGGCTGGCGGGTGCCGGTTCCCTACGAGGAAACTGGATCAGACCTCGGCGCACGGTTCCATGCGGCCTTGGCTTTCGCTGCCATCTTATCTCTGTCCACGTTGTAATTGTTGCTGAACTCGACCAGCCATTCGCCGCAGCAGTCTCCGAATGTGTGGCCTCGCTTCTTGGAATTCTCCAGCTCGACCATCAGCATCGTCGGCGTCTGCCCGCACGGGCAGGGCTCCAGATGGATGCGCACCAGTCCGTCATCAGCGTCAGGTTTATCTTGACTCATATTCCAGCTCCGCTCGCTCGTAACATTGCTTCATGAATTCGATGCTGCGTTCCTCCATGCGCTCGATCAATTCCTGATCGCGGGGCACCGGGATGCGGTGAATCTTCTGTACCTTGCCGCCCTCGAGATCCTCACCGATATAATAATTGACGTACCACCAGAAAGCATAGCCGGTCAGCCACATCGCACCCTGAACCTGATGCCGGTCGGCCGCGGGGATGCACCGGATCGTGCCCTTGTAGAGGTCGGCGTCGGCCACTATCTTGCGATAGTTTTTGTACAGCTTGCGAATTTTCATCTCGCCGCCCTCGTCGTACTGGTTGTCGGCGGTGACATGCAGGAAATCAGGCGAGGCCGCCAGCCAGTCATACTTTTTGTGGATCAGGAATATATCGTGCTCGAGCTTCTGCTCGAATCGCCACTGGTAGCCTGCCAAGGCCTTGGGCTCATGCTCACGGCCCTCACGGGCCCACTCTGGCGACTCCTCGACGTTCTTGTGCCCGAGCAGCTCGAGCACGATCTCCTGCATGTACTTGGTGTAGGCCTTGGTGTCTTTCTTGGCCATGACCTTGTGCAGGCAGGAGGCCGTGATCCGGGTGCGCCGCATGTCCAGCCACTCGTCAGACCCCTGCTCGACCTGAACTACCCGGCACTCCATTCAGGGCCTCCATCGTTTCATAAATTTACGCCACGATTTCGACTTGATCCGCTGCGACCACTCGTAGCTCGGTGCTTTCTTACCAGCTTTGGCCGCCTTGACTGCTTTCTTGTGCATCGCCTCGGCCTCTGCCCATGTGCAGCACCGCTCCTGATAATCTTGGTCGTGCTCACCGCCGAAAATCATTGTCTCAAACAGCACCGGCGGGCCGTCGCACCAGCCATGATCGAGGCCAAGGAACACCGTGGATACACGGATGCCATCGACCATCGTCACAGCAACATGGCGGTCGGCTTCCTCCATGAACCGGCCCCACTTCATCAGGTCCGGGCATGGTACGGGCACTCGATCAACCAGAATGTACTTGCCAGTGACATTGTCAGGATCGCCAAAGGTAGGCTCATCTGGGAACAGCGGGACTACTTTGTTATTCATCAGTCACGGCCAAAATCCACATCGAGCGGCATCACGTAGCCATAGGCTGCGCCCCGCGCGACGTTCGGGCAGCTCTCCATCTGCTTGTCGGTCAGATTCGACATAGAGTGCCGCTGAAACAGGTCTGCCTTCGGATCATCTTTGTTGGCCTCGCGTACAAACTGACCATCAAACACGATGAATTCAGGCGGCGGCCAGTGGAGGGGAATGCTGTCAATCGTCATCCTGACCCTGCCGAAAAAGACAGTCTCAATCTCGATGAAATCGTGCTCAGCCACCTTTGTCGTCGTCCGATCCGGGCTCTCGATCCTCCGTCTTATTCAGCTCGACCGGGCCGGCAGTCTTGACGGTCTGGCCGGCTTTCGGCTTGGCCTTCGGCTTGGGCTCTGCAACTGGCGACTTATCAGCATCAGCGGCCTTCTTGGCCTCACGCTTGGCGGTATTCTGCAGGCGATTGAGCGCCGTCTTGAGCTGGTCGGCCGGCACATCAGCCAGATGTTTCACGTTAAACACCAGCGTCGTCATTTGCTCGAGCACAAAATCTGCTTTCTCACCGAACAGCTCGTCGGCCTTCTGCAGCAGTTCATCGATGTCGCGTGGTGTGAGCCGGTCATACTCCTCCGGGCCCTTGGTGGCGCTGGCGGCATCGTCGTCAAACTGGGCGACACCAATCAGGGAGCACAGGCTGTAGCGCCTGAGATATGTCATTACGGCGCCGATAGCCTGGGGGCTGCCTTTCTCAGACTGCATCGACATGGCGCATGAGATTGACTGCCCGGATTCATGGCCGAGCACCGTTTCGATTTTTACCTCAGTGCCATTGATCGAGGGTATCTGGATCAGGCACAGCCCGTTCTCTGCCAGTGGGATACGGATAACGTCAAGGCAGGCTGCCAGATCGGCATACCTGTACTTGTAGGTGCCCATGTCGGCCTCTTGCTCTGCCTTGGCAGCCTCGATGCTACCCTGAGCCAAGGCCAGTGCCTTGTACAACTGGTCGTGCTTGGTGATCAGGTATTTATGTTCCTCGATGTATGACTCCATGACATTGAGCCGTTTTTTTAGCGGCTCAACGGCTTGAAGGATTTGGTTTTCGGCTGGCGTGTAAGTGCCGGGTTCGTCAGTCATTTTAATTCTCCTGCGTAGTGTCGGATGTTGTCGGCTATCGCTTTGAGTTCCGATTTCACGTAGCTCAGCACATCCTCTGCTTGTTGCGATGCAACCGTGGGCAGCTCGGTCGCATCGATTATTTTGGCCAGCCTTTCGAGTTTATCTTTATCGGGCGCCAGCTCCGCTGATCGGGCTGTCGCTGCCTCGGCCTCTGCTTTTTCTCGCTCCTCACGCTCCAGCTCCTCACGCTCGGCTTTCTGCTTGTCGATCTCAGCCTGCTGTGCGTCCAGCTCCTTCTGGCGCTCGGCCGCGGCCTCCCTGCCCTCTTTGAGATCAGCCTCGAATGCCTTTTTCTCGGCGGCCTCTTGGGCCTCGCGCAGCTTGGACTGGCCCTCCTCGATCTCGGCCTGCTGTGCGTCCAGTTTGTCCTGCTGCTCCTGCTGCGCCTTGCGCTGCTCCTCCAGTTTGGCGGCTTCCTCCTCGGCGGCCTGCTTGTGTCCGATGGCGAGGCGTAGCCGGCTCTCGCTCTCGGCCTTGGCGCCGACTGCCTGCTCGCGGAACTCCTGAAACTCATCCTCGGTGATCTCCACACCAGTCAGGAATTCCTGCCACTCCTGCAGCTCTGCCAGCGTTTTGCCGTCAGTCTCCTGACCGTAGCCGCGCAGTGTCGCCAGCTTCGATTCGATCTCAATGACACGCTTCTCCTCCTTGATTTTCTCGGCATCATCGACGGCCTTGATGCCATCCTTGATCGGGTCCTCGACCTTGACGATGGCAGCCTTGATCCTGTTGGCCTCGCCATCAACGGCGCGCCCGTAGTCAAGGGCATCCTTTTTCAGCTCGACGCGCTTCTCCTCGAGGCCCTTGCGGAGCTGCTGGCATTCCTTGGCCGCCAGCTTGGCGGTGTCATAGTCTTTGTGGGCGTCAACATCCTTGTGGCGCACGGCCAGCTCGGCCAGTGCGGCGTCGGTGATGTTGTACTCGATCACATGCTTGGGGGCTGTGGCGACGGCATCGCCTGAGTCATAGTCCGTGGGGATTTCGTTGCTCATGGTGCGTTCCTCGTAGGTTGGTTTTTGTGAATCTGGCATTGAACTTTTTCCTCGCATACGATAGACATACGTCCATCGTTTGTCCATACTACCTGAATGAGAAACAAAGGCCAGAAATATCAGTTCCGCATGGACCCGCTGGAATACAGGGCCCTGATGCGCCTTGCTCAGCTCGACGGCGTAAAAATGTCTCAATATCTGCGAAATTACATCCGGGCCCAGGCCCATAAAAAAGGGATACCAGTATGAGTAATGAAACGGCAACATCAGTAATAGGCACGGCAAAAGAGTCCGAGACTTTAATGAAAGCCGCCAGCAAACGGGTGCGGCAGTGCATCGGGAATACGGGCGGGCATCGGGAAATCCTCGGCGGCTTGCGGAGCCGCCTGTTAGGCGAGCACGTTGACGAAAGCCCGCCAGATGACTCGCCCGAGCCGGTGCGCTCAGATATCGAGGAGCTGTTTCACCAGATTGACGTTCTGCAGGCGCAGCAGGAGGCAGTCGGCCAGCACATCGAGGCCCTGCAAAAGCTATGAGCTGGATTCGCAGATTGCTTGGCTTGCACGATCATCAATGGATCACGGAGTTTCGAGGTCGATATACTCGGGGCGTTCAATGCTCCGTCTGCGGTAAAGCGGACCTGCTCTTTGAGCCGAATGACGGATCGGAGCCAGTGGGGTGGCGCGATGAACTGTGATCGCGTCCTGCAGCTCCTCGAGGAGGAGCCCGAAAACTGGGCATTCGGTGTCCACACGGCCGTCTATAAGCCGACCGGCCAGCAGGTCTGGACCGGTAACGGCCTACTCGGCCTTGACTTCTATCCGTCCCAAAATGGCGCATTCAACATGATGGAAAAGTGGTTCATCTACAAGGCGGTGGCCCGAGCCGAGGCCTGCCGATTCGGAATTGCGAGGGTCAGCAATGGGTAAGGTACTGCTGTATGGCGGCGCCTGGCTGCTGTTCGCCGTCATAATGTTCAGCTTAGTTTGGATTTTCTGGGGTAGGTACAGCTAATGGGTGAGGTAGCCGATGACATGCTCGATGGGACTTGCTGCCAAGTCTGCGGCGAGTGGCATCCCGACATCATGGCGATGGCCGACGATGGTTGCGGAGATGGTTCACCAGTTCAGTGGTCGCCGCAAGGCTATCCG